CTGCCTGAGTCGCAACAATTTGTGCGCCAGAAGAAGAAGTACCAACTTCATAGCCAATATCACCTTCTCCAATAACTGGGGCAACATCGCAAAATATTTTAATGTTGGTGATAATAGTATTTGCTGGCTGCACAAAAGTACCAATAGTAGGGCTGTCGCCTGCGGTGCTGTTTACAGTAACACCAGAAGCAAAACCAACATGTTGTATAAATGTGCCGGTTGCTATGCCAGTTACATTAAGGGTGCCGCCTATAGAAGCGTTAGTGCCGTAAGTAGAATTTGTTGTGACTGCTCCAGTAGAATCAGCAATAGTGATGTCTGAGAAGCCGTTTTGAGAACGGACTACGCCCGTAAAAGTTGTATTCGCCATGAGTATCTCCTGTCGTGGCTAATGTCAGGCACGGTATGCACCTGTCAGGGATAGGTTATTTATACAGCACAAAAAGAAAAGGGGCAACAAGTGCCCCTTCCTTTATTGTTTCACATGAAACAATTACGCGCCTTGTGATGCAAATATTGCGCGTGGGTTACTAAAGCCGAAGCTGTAGCGTTCACGAGCTTTGTATCGCACGTTGCCTGTGTCGAAATCACCTTCCATAGAAGTAGAGATCGGGCTACGTTCAAAGTGCTTTAGACCATCTGGGCAGTCAGTCAAGACAAACCAAGCATCAGTGTCTGTTAAGAAATGGTTTACTGCGTAGCCTTGTGGCAACAGTCCCATGTTCTTAAGAGCATTGATGTCGTTGTCCGCTGTAGCTACACGCCCTGGTGTGTCTAAAAGACGATCAGCAACAAACTGAAGTTGAGGTGGAACAATAAGCTTGGTTCCTTGCAGAGCCAAGATCATGTTTCGATCATCAACAAACGTAGAGATATTGATCAAAGCATCTTCTAAAGATGTTTCATTCAAATCTGAATACGCTGAAGGACGATTTGAGAATGTACCACCACCAGCTAAGGGGTGTGCATCATCAACCAACTCAACACCGTCACCGCCAGCAAAGCTAGAATTGAACGCATTGTTCAATACGTTAGCAGCTTTAACTTGCTTGGTGTGTGCCATGCTGCGTGCAAGAGCCTTTGTATAACGAGCGCCTAGGCGGTCATACAAATTATCTTCTACTGCTTCTTCCGTCAAAGCGAAAGCCAGTGCAACAGTTTCGTGTGTGTAACGAGCGGTGAAACCTTCAGACGCAGAGTCGTAACCGACACCTTGACCTTCAGACTTGTCCCGTGCATTACCAAAGCCTACGATCAGTACTTCTTCTTCAAACGCTCTGTCTGAAGATTCGGTTTCAAAGATCTCGGCATGCTCGTTTTCATAACGTGCGTATTCCATACCAAATAAAGCATTGAGGCCAGGCTCTAGCTCTTTGGCTAATTGTGCTCTTGAAATAGCCATGAATTAACTCCTTTAAGCTAGACCAGCGCCTTTAACGCCGAACAAGTGGTTTTGAATAGTTACCAACACATTGGTATGTGCTGCGCCCACATCTGAGTTTTCAGGATCTTCAGATATATCAATTGCCTTAAGAGCAAGTGAAGTGGCAGTGCCACCATCTGTTACCTGTAACTCGGCACCAGAAATGCCAGTTGATGTGCTTCCCGCTGTCGTATAAACGATATCGAAGTTGCCGAACAAGTCTGCAATCGGGAATGCAATAGTAGCTTGGATTTCAAAGACAACCATTGGATCGTCTATGACGAACGCAATGATGTCTGCCGCTGCAGTATTTGCAGGGAAGAAATTGCTAAATGTAGTTTTCTTGGTTGTTGGATCGGTATAGCTGCAACCGTTAAACACACCAACGATAGGCACTGTGCCTGCGTCAGCGTGTACTTCAACTCCGCCGCCAGTTACCTGTGCGACCATATCCCCTTGGAATATGCTTGTATTGTAAGCGTTAGCTATACGATATCGGCTTTGTCCGCCAGTGAAGGGTGCTCCCCCTATCATCCGTGCTGGACGCATGCCAAATGCGGCATCTTGATTAGCCATTTTTGGATCTCCTGTTAAACACAATCAAAAAGAGGTTATTTCTTACCTCTGCCAAATGATACCTGCGTCTTTCTCTCGTTAGAGATTGGCATAGCAGGATGCTCATCGCGCATCAAATCATTGTCAACAGCGTTCATCTGTTGATTAGTTTGCTGCTCAAAGTGAGCATTTCTTTCGTTCACCGTTTCTTCAGGTATTTTGGTAAGCATCAGACCACCTACACCCACAGTACCAGCATGACTTCCTTCGTCTAAGACGGGGAGATCATAGCCTTGGATCTCGCTAGGATGTACAGGTTCGTACCCCTCACGAAGTCTCATGTGGACATTGGTCTTATCTGCTTCACCACGCATGTGGGTTCTCACCCAACGATACTTCATGCCCGGAGGCGGCTCTGGTGTTTCCAATGCTTGAGGTCTACGCCATGGTTTTCTAGCTTCGGTAGCCGTTCTTCCACCGCTACCTCTGGGTGCTCTATCAGAGCCTGCCTTTTGCTCGTCACTCATGATCGTTGTAACCTCATCTTCTGTTTTGCGTATTCCTTGAACGGTACTCCAAGCTTCCTAGCTAATGCTTGTTCACTTGTTGTAAGTTCAACTCTACGAGAGTTTTGATTGCGTCCAGTTCCAGTCGTGCGCGTCCCAGAGACAACAGTTTGGACGGTCTTTAAGTTGTCTCCCGCGATATTTTGCTCAAACTTGTGGGGCAATTCTGCCCTCATTCGAGAATTAATCTGAGAGTAGTACTCATCAGACTCCAAGTCAACACCGCTATTTTGCAAATCACTATGAATAGCAAACGCTACATTTGTCATTACTGTATCTTTACCAAACCAATCATTATCAGTAGCCCATTCCTGCGCTCTGTTTGAAGGCTCTTGGTAAGAAGGCTGTTGATAATGCTCTTTTTGCTGGTCAGCATATTGCTGCGCTTGATCCCTAGAGGTGCTCTGCTGTTCTTGCCAGTCTGAATACTGAACCTTGTAATCTTCAAGCTCTTGCTGATACTTAGCCAAAGAACTTCTATCAGCTTCCGCCCTTGCAATAAGTTGCTGCGCGTCAGCCATTGCTTCTGGGTCACCAGACTCATAGGCAGTCTTAAGATTTCTTTTTGCAGCTTGAGCCTGAGTCTCTACACGAGTAGCAAACTCTTGGCCGTAGCTTTCTTGAATCTTAAGATTTTGTTCAGCGCCAGATGCTTGAGTATTTTGCAGTTGATTAGAAAGATTTGAGTTCTGTTCTTTCAGATCCTTTGCATATTGAAGAGCCTGTAATTCTCTTCGTTGATACTCTTTCGCCTGTCTTACAGCCTGATTAATTCTTTCCTGAGTAGATCTAGTCTTTTTCTCAGCTTCATTAATATCTTTGTTTTCATTGGCTCTAGGAGAATCAAACTCTTCTTTTACAGAATCTTCAGTTACAGGGGCGATTGAATCCATTTCTTCATCAGAAAATTCTACAAATGTAGATTCTTCTTGAACATCATCTTCAACACGCTTGCCTTGCGGTAACGCCGCTTCGCTTATGTTTTCGTCGCTGTCTAACTTAGACAGCGCCTCACTTAATGTATCTTCGCTCATGCTTCACCTATGCAGACTTAATGTCATCTGGATTAAGAATAGTTCCAATAACCTCATCGTCGTTAATAATGCGAACTTCATGATCATCTTCTAGCGAGAATCGTGAACCTGCATAACGACCAATAAGAACCCAATCACCTTTTTTACACCACGGCTCATCGCCAAACTTGTCGTAATCTTTGTAAGCCAATGGCCCCATTTTCATTACATAACAAACAGATGTAGCTAGATTTTCTTTATCTAACGTAGATTGGATTAACTGAATACCACCATCGGTCATACCCTTACCTTTGTAGGGGAGAACTAATAAACGATACCCAGAAGGGTTTGGCATTCTTTCAACCAAGGACTTGTCTAGCATAGAAGGGTCTAACACCTTCTCTTCTTCACTCACATATGCGCCCAATACGGACGGTTTTGCGATGGAATCAAATAATAGATCACTCATCGAGGGGGTCTCCTTCAATCTGCAACGCTTCTTTTAGTTCCTCACGAAGGGTGCGAAGCATCGATAATTCACCCATCGCAAATTTGTAGTCTTCCATGTTCTTAACATGGCCAGACGTTATGTAGTCAACATGAGATTCCTCAAATTGATTAATCTTTTTGTATATGTATGACGCTAAAGATATTGAATCCATTAAGTTATCTTGGGCTGTGGAGCCATTCCAGTCGCTGGAGGTCTTTGAATGTAATCAGGAAAGAAGTCAGTTTTTGCAGGATTTCTTCTAGCCATGCCTGCATAAGGGTTTAAAGCCTGCATAGGCATCTGAGCACCATAACCACCAAACTGAGTTTGTGGCATAGCAGACATTGGGTTCATTGCTGTTGGATAGCCGCCTGACTGTATGTTGCTACCAGCCTTCATTTGATCACGTTGTGCTTGGACTTTAGCCGCATAAGCTTCACGATCTTTAGGATCAAAAGCAGGCCCAAGAATATTGCTTGGGATATAAGTTTCACGGACTTCAGGTAATTGTGGAGGTGTAGGCGCTTGTGGCGCATCAGGAAACAATTCATTGATTGGCGCTACATTAGGATCTCTAACATTGCCTACAGGTTCATCAATACCAAGATCCAAGTTTGCTGCCATAGCGTCTCTTTTAAGTTGCGCCCTTTCTGCAGAAACATCATCTACAACGCTTTCACTAAATCCTTTGCTGTAAACTGTACCTGCTTCTCCGAATCTTCCCTCTGTATCTTCAAAGAAGTCATCATCGTCATCCATAAGGTCTTCATTCTTTAAAAGCCTATACTGATCTGGATTAAGGGTTCCTGTAGAAACTTTTCTATTTGCAGCTTCAGCAACCATTTCCTC